CACACTTCATGCAGAAGTGCTCGGCATTATGGAGGACGAAGATGCGGAGTGATTTTGCCGTGTTCATCATCACACATAAAAGGCCAAATAATCAGCTCACCTACCAGACACTGGTTCAGGGGGGGGGTATACTGGGAAAATATATTTTGTTGTAGATGATGAAGACACTACGGCACATGAATATATCCGATTGTATGGAAGAGAAAATGTAAAGATATTCCATAAAAGTAATGATTTTGACCTGGGGGACAATCTGACAGGACATAAAGGCGTCCCAGTGTATGCCAGAAACCAGTGTTTCAGATTTGCAAAAGAATTAGGTTTAAAATATTTTGTGGAATTGGACGATGATTATCCAAGGATTGATTTTCGATACGAAAGAGATGGGAAATTGCGAAGCAAGCCAGTTAAGGATTTCGACAGGCTGTTTTGTGCAATGTGCGAGTATTTGAGGACGAGCGATATATATTGCCTTGCGTTTGCAGTAGTAGGAGATTTTATTGGCGGTGTAAATGGAAAGCACAAGAATGGAATGTACCAGAATGCAAGAAACTCATTTTTCTGTTGCACAGATAAACCATTTGAATTTATTGGGAGGATTAACGAGGATGTTACAACACCGGCTTATTACAATTCCCTGGGGAAGTTATTCTTTACTGTTTTGGATGTGCAGGTAACGCTCTATGACCATGATAAAAATACCGGTGGGAGCACTGAGCAGTACAGAGAGGTGAACACGTATTGGAATTATTTTTATCCTGTGTTGTGGAGGCCATGTGCTATAAAAATGAAGATGGGAAAGAATGGTTTTAATAAACATGTGAACTGGAACAATCTCCTTCCGAAAATCATAAATGAAAAATGGAGAAAAGATTGATATGAGAAAAGATTTCGCAGTATTTATATTGACGCATGGCCGTGCAGATAACGTGGCCACCATGAGGGCGTTGTTAAAAGGTGGATATACCGGAAAGTGGTATATGATTATCGACAATGAAGATGAAATGGCAGACCGTTATCGGGAAAATTTTGGTGCTGATCATGTGATTGTGTTTGATAAGCAGGCAGCATATGATCGGGCGGATACGATGGATAATTTTAATAATCACCGGGCTATCATATATGCGAGAAATGAGTCATTCCGAATAGCGAAAGAGCTGGGGCTGAATTACTTCCTGATGCTGGATGATGATTACAAAGAAATTGATTATCGGTATGAAAATGAAGGGAAATTATCTGCGAAACCTGCACGGAATATGGACCGGCTCTTTGAAGGGATGATACAGTTCCTGGATGCAACCGGTGCAGCCACAGTAGCTTTTGCACAGGGCGGTGATTTCGTTGGAGGATTGGCCGGAGGTAATTTTAAAAAAGGATTACTCAGAAAAGCAATGAACAGTCTGTTTTGCAGAACCGACAGACCGATTGATTTCAGAGGTACGATGAATGAAGATGTTACGACATACACGATGTTAGGCAGCCGGGGAAGGCTGTTTTTTACGTTATGCGATATGTGCGTAATTCAGATACCTACACAGTCTTTAGATGGAGGAATGACAGAAGCTTACAGGGAAACCGGAACATATGTAAAAACATTTTACAGCGTAATGGCAATGCCGAGTTGTATAAAAGTCAGCATGATGTATACGAGCCATAAGAGGGTGCATCACCGTATCAACTGGGAATGTTGCGTTCCGAAGATTTTACATGAAAGATATAGAAAGGAAATGTCATAAGATGGGAAACATAGCAGGAGATAAGATGTTCAGCCACATTGACAGGGTGGCGGGTGACCATAGACCTATTACAGCAGATATTTTTCTGACGAATTATTGCAATAATAATTGTCCGTATTGTACCTACAGACGCTGGGAACTGGATGCAGACGCATATTCCATGAAGTACGAGGAATTTATCCAGTATGCGGAAAGACTGCTGGATTTGGGCTTGCAGGGATTTATCCTGACTGGCGGAGGAGAACCGACCATTTGCAAAGATTTCAAGAAAATCACAGAATGGCTTGAAATGCACAGTATTCATTATGGAGTGAATACAAACATGAATAAGCTGGAATATATCAAGCCTGATTATCTGAAAGTATCTCTTGATGGATGGGATGAGAAAAGCTACAAAGCAAGTCGAGGCGTAGAAGCGTATAAACAGGTAAGGGATAACATTGCAAAATATGCTGCATGGAAGAAAATAAACAGTCCTCTCACGGCTCTCGGAATCCAGAGGGTTGTTCTGGATGTGGAAGATGTTGTGAAATTTTATGAAGCAAATAAAGATCTTCCTGTTGATTATATTTCGTTACGTCCGGTGGAATCCACATTCGGTGATTTTTACAATCATGAGTATGCGGAACAGGATGTATTTATGACTGTGAAAACCATCCGGGATTTGCAGAAAGAAGACGAAAGAGTGACGCTCAATTTCAAGTGGGATATGCTGGATAAACAGGAAAAGACCTGTACAGCACAGTGGGCGCAGATTGCGATAAACGAAAGAGGGCAGGTCATGTATTGCTGCCATAAGCCGTATCAGATCGTTGGACATGTGATGGATGAAGATATTCTGAGAAAGAAAGCTAGGGCGCATACTGATATGAGAAGATGCGATATTCCGTGTAGAATGACCGCCCCGAACGCTTTTGTGGCGGAGACAGAGAAGCCGAGGAAAGACACCTATTTCATTTGATGCCAGAAATAATATGACAGAACGGAGAGGTGGTGACCTTGGCCAATGAGGAAAACTTAAAACCAGTCAGAACCGTGGAGGAAGCGAGAGAACTGGGGCGAAAAGGTGGTATCGCATCCGGAGAAGCCAGACGCAAGAAAAAGACCATGCGAGAGGTGGCAAAAATGGTGATGGATATGCCAATAAAAGGATATCCGGAACTGACAGCAAGGCTCAAAGCAATGGGGATTTCCGAAGAAGACCTGACATTTCAGATGGCTGTTATTTCTTCGATGATGGCCAAAGCAATGCAGGGAAACACAAAGGCTGCCGCTTTTTTACGTGATACCGCAGGAGAAAATCCGGCACTTGAAATGAGACGGGAGGAACTGGAACACCGCAAGGCTGAATTCGAATATAAGAAACAGCAGGATGAAGCTTTGAAGGATAAAGAAGAAAGCAAGAGCACATTGGCAGATGCAATAGAAGAAGCATACAGAAATCGGATGGAGATGGAGGAAAAGAAAGATGCTGAGCAGTGAAGCAATCAATTATTACTCCATGCATCCAGTTGAATTTGTGCAGGATGTTATAAAGGCAAATCCTGACGAGAACCAATCTGCGATATTGCGGAGTCTGGTTCATAATCAAATGACCAGTGTACGTTCTGGACATGGAGTTGGTAAATCAGCAGTTGAAGCGTGGGCGGTAATATGGTTTATCACCACACATCCATATCCGAAGATTCCGTGTACAGCTCCTACACAGCATCAGCTATTCGATATTCTTTGGGCTGAAATCAGTAAGTGGAAACGTAATAACAAGGCACTGGATGAGGAGTTGATCTGGACAAAAGAAAAGCTGTACATGAAAGGCCATTCAGAAGAATGGTTCGCAGTTGCACGTACAGCTAGTACGCCGGATGCATTGCAGGGATTCCACGCAGAACATATGCTTTACATCATTGATGAGGCTAGCGGCGTGGAAGATAAGATATTCGAGCCGGTACTTGGTGCGTTATCAACACCCGGTGCAAGGTTGTTGATGTGCGGAAACCCTACGCAGTTGACCGGATTTTTTTATGACAGCCACAATAAGAACAGGTCAGCATATTCGAAATTCCATATTGATGGACGCACCAGTCCGAGGGTATCACAGGACTTTGTGCAGATGATCATAAACATGTATGGCGAGGACAGTGACGTGTTTCGAGTGCGAGTTGCAGGAGATTTTCCACTCGCTGAGGATGATATCTACATTTCATTGCCATTGGTGGAAAAGAGCATCCAGACAGAATATATTCCGAAGAAAAAACCGGAAATCATACATATTGGGTGTGACGTTGCCCGTTTTGGTATGGACAAAACTGTTATCAGCTATCGCACAGACGAAAAGGTTCAGTTCTTCAAAAAGAGAGTTGGCCAGGATACGATGAAGACTGCTGATGATATTGTATTACTTGGTACGTTACTGGTGGATCAGTACAAACTAAAAAAGGGAAAAGACGAGCCTATACCTATCAAAATTGATGATGGAGGTGTGGGCGGTGGAGTTGTAGACCGTTTGAACCAGTTGAAGAGGAACAATCCTGAACGTTATTGGTGGATGGAAATATATCCGATTACTTTTGGTAAAAAGATTCGCCATAAGTTCTATGACGATAGCACAACGTACATGATGTCCATACTCAAAAGGTTGTTGCAGCCGTTTGATGAAGATGGAAACCCGAAACCGGTTGAAATTGTATTGCCAGACGATGATGCGCTTGTGGCTCAGATATCAGGAAGGAAATATTCGTTAACAGAAAATGGAAAAATCAGAGTAGAAAGCAAGAAGGTAATGAAAGCCCGTGGACTTCCGTCGCCGGACGAAGCCGATTGCATTTTGCTTGTTTGTTTGCCTGTAAAAAGGCCAAAGAAGAAGGAGGCAAAAAAATAAATGGGTGATAAAAAACGGATAGGAGTGCAGGCGAGAATTATTAAGGCGCAGGCATCCGAGCCGATTAGCAAACCGATTAAAAAATCAGATACAACTACGCAGGTCACAAATGAAGATGCCAGAAATTCCAGTGATTGGATTGAACCGCCTGTGATAATGGAAGGGTATAAAAAACTTGTTGCTGAAAGCTCCATCCTTCCTCAGTGTATCAGAGCATATAAGAATAATATCCCTGGTTACGGTATTGGTATTCGCTACAAGGTGGATGAAGAAGAAACGCCAGAAATGATGGCGGAGTATACCAGAGCAACGGAGATTGTTGAGCTGCTCAATATTGATAGCGACACGAAAGAAGTATTTGAAGACCTGATTGAAGCCAGGGAAACATATGGGATTGCGTATCTGGAAGTGATCAGAAATCTTGCAGATGAAGTCGTACAGATTGAATTTATCAAAGATACACCGTTGATGAGGAAGACCAGACCATTATTTCCGTTTATCACCACGGAGTATTACTATAATGGAAAAGCCGTTCCGAGAAGAAAAAAATACAGAAAGTACCGGCAACAGGTGAATGGAGTGACGGTGTATTTCAAAGAGTTTGGCGATCCGAGGATTATGGATAACAGGGACGGAAAGTACCTGAGCGAAGGGGAAACGCTGGAATTGCAGTATCGTGCAAATGAGATACTTGAATTTGCCATCGGAACGGAACCATATGGGGAAGTACGTTGGACGGGGCAGATACTTGGTGTTGATGGTAGCCGCAGTGCAGAGAACCTGAATAATAATTATTTCAAGAACGGCAGACATACACCGTTGATGATTATTGTAAAAGGTGGAACACTCACGGATGATAGTTTCATAAAATTACAGGAGTACATGAACGGTATCAAGGGAGAAGAAGGACAACACGCTTTTCTCATTCTGGAAACTGAGAATGCTGATGGAAGGTCAGATTTCGATGAGGAGAAAAAGGCTGAAATTGAAGTGAAAGACCTTGCCAGTATTCTGCAGAAAGATGAGCTGTTTCAGGAATATCTTGATAATAACCGTAAACGTGTTCAGTCGGCATTCCTGTTACCGGATTTGTATGTAGGATATACTACTGAATTCAACCGTGCGACGGCACAGGCAGCACAGGAAGTGACCGAAGACCAGGTATTCAAACCGGAAAGAAAATCCCTTGCATGGGCAATTAATAATAAGCTGTTGAACGCATACCAGTTCAAGTATGTAGAAGCATATTTTCTGGAACCGGATATCAGCAATCCGGATGATATGTATAAATTGCTGACGGTTACCAATAATGCAGGAGGCGTAACGCCGAACCTTGCAAAAGAGATTATCTGTAATGCCCTTGGAAAACAGTGGGAAGCATATGAGGGTGAATGGGCGGATGAACCGATTGCTGTTGCAAAGAATAAGGCTGCTTCAAATATGGCCGGTATGAACGGCATAGCTGCTCAGCTTTCAGCACAGATTGAAAAGGCACAGAAAAAGAATGAGCCGGATGAGATTGTTGCTGTTATGAAAGAAGTGCGGAAACTACTGAAACAGATGCAGGAGGATGAGCATGAAAATTGATGCAGGACCGTTACTGGATGCAATAGACCGCTATATCACAAAGGCAGATAAAGATCTGGAAGACACTCTTGTGGATGAAGGATATCCGGCTGCGGATGTAGCAGTAAAGATGGCTTCGGAATTAGAGGAGGCTGTCGATGATGCATTGGAAGAGGATGCAAAAAGTCTGCTGGAACACATTGAAGACGCGACAGGTGTTGAGGATTTTATCTCGGATATATGGCCAAAGCTGAAAGATGCGACAGATCTGAAAGATGCATTGTATAAAATATTCCTCGAAAAGTTTGATATTATGCTCAGGCGGTTCGCGTATGAATGGGCGCTTGCAGAAAATCCGGTAATCGCTGAATTTGTGGAAGAAATCACAAGACCTGCAGAAGATTTTATTCTGGGATGGTCCGGAGAACTTGCAAGGATAATGAACCTGAATACAAAGAATTCTATCGAACGTTTGCTGCTGGATGCGCAGGAAAAAGAATGGTCCATTGATGATCTGACCGATGCCATTGGAAATAGTGGGATTCGTGACCATGGATATCGTAGCAGGCGTGTGGCTCTTACCGAGATGCTGAGGATTGAAAGCTACGCTCAGCAGGAAGAAATGGTACAGGACCCGTTAGCTTACGAGAAAGAATGGGTTCATGTAATGTCTGCACATCCAAGATTACATCATATGGCCATGTCTGGACAGAAAGTATTTAAGAGAGAATTCTTTGAACTGGTTGGAGCAGACGGGGCGACATATTATGTGATGTGTCCGAGAGATACAAACCTTCCAGCATCCGAAAGTATAAATTGTCATTGCCTGATGAGGACTATTGCGAATGAAAATGCAGTAGGAATGTCAAAGAAAGAAATGAAAGAGTTGCGGAGACAGTACATGGATGAAATCAATGCAGAGTATGAAGCATGGGAGAAGAAATTCAAGGAGGATTACGGCATTGAGGAACCGAGGGACGACCCATCCGTAACATGGGAAATGTATAATTCGTATTTTGAAGCCTACAGGAGGGGCGAGATTGCATGAGATATGTGAGACAACACGGTACAAGAGCACCGTGTTTTTATTGCCCGAAAACAAGAATTCATGAAAAAGAACACAGAAAGGAGTGTTAAAGATGCCGAATAAAATTGCCAAGTCTTATGCAATCAGCGACGCAAAAATCGTGTTTGTTTCACTGGTGGATAAGGCAGCGAATAAGCATGAATTTCTGATTACGAAATCAGAGGGCGATAAAGCAGAATTTCAGACGTATGGACGCATTTTGAAAGCGGATGCAGAAAAACATTACGTCACTGGTATAGTGTACGAACCGATGGTGGAAGACACGGACGGGAACTACATGACCGAAGAAGAGATTACAAAAGCCGCGCACTGGTTTATGAAAAACGCCGGTGATGCCGACATCCAGCATTGCTTTGAAAAGGCTGAGGGTGTGGAGGTTGTAGAATCGTATGTCGCAAAATGCGATATGGAGATTGAAGGCCAGTCAATTAAAAAAGGAACATGGCTCATGACAATGGAAGTTACAGATGCAGATGTCTGGGCGAGCATTGAAAAGGGAGATATTACCGGTTTTTCCATGGGCGGAAAAGGTTCGTACAGCGAAGTGGATGTGGATATTTCGGATCCGGACAATCCTGTTGAAAAAGCAGGAGGAAAGAAAGGGATTCTGAAAGCACTTGCATCCATGTTCGGTATGGATATGGAACCGGTAGAAAAAGGTGCGGTGAAGGACAAGTACAAAAAGCGAATTATCAGTGATAATTTTTGGACTGCCTATTATGCACTTTCCGGATACTTACTGGAAACGTACAACCCGGACACCGGATATTATGAACCAATTCACGATGAAACAAAAATCCGAGAGGCACTTGAAGATTTTAATTCTATCGTGATGGATTTGCTTGCGAATGATGATGGAGTTTTGAAGTCCATTGAAAAGGCAGGCAAGAAAATGAGTGCGCAGAACAAGGAAACGCTGACGGCTATCCATGAAAGTCTCGGTTCGTTTCTTGCAAACTTCGAAGACAAGGAGGAAGAAGAAGTGAATAAAAGTGAAATGAAAGAAATTATCGCAGAAGTTATTAAAGAACTGAAAGAAGGCTCTCAGACTGCGGCAAATGGCGGCGTTGAGGGTGTTGGCGAAGTAACTAAGGGTGCTGGTGTTGGAAACGCAGCCAGCGGCGGTAACGGAGCTACAGGAACCGTTACGCGTGGAGATATTGCAACAATGATTCAGGCTGAAATCCAGAAAGCGTTACATCCGGAGGAGGAAACGATTGAACCTGAGAATATGCAGGAGTTTATTGCAAAAGCAGTAAAAGAAGCAATGGAACCGATTCTGAAAAGCGCTGGCGTACCTACAAATCTGAATGATGCAGGAGTTCAGAAGGGTGCGGAAGAACAGCACTATCTTCACGGAATTATTTAAAGAACAGGAGGACATGAAGATATGAATTCAAACAGATCTATCGTAAATAAAGCCGGTACTATTGAGACTTCCGTTGTTACCAGTGGATTATTACAGCCGTACCAGGCAAAGAAGTTTTTACAGCAGACATTTGATGCAACACCGCTGATGAAGGCTATCAGACACGTAACCCGTGCTGAGAAATCAGGCGAAATTGATAAAATTGGTATCGGCAAAAGACTGCTCCGTGCCAAGGTAGAAAATACCGATGATGGCTACAGAGCACAGCCGACATTCGGTTCCATCACTTACCAGACCACAGCGGTAAGATTGCCGTGGGAAATCACGGAAGAAACTCTCAGAGAAAATATTGAGGGTGAACACTTTGAAACTATTGTTACAAACCTTATGACAAATCAGATCGGTGTAGATACCGAAGACTTGCTCATTAATGGAGATACTGAGACATCCGCAGACGACCCGGATTATGATTTCCTGAAACTGAATGATGGTATCAAGAAGATCATCACAAATGGAGGTCATATCGTAGATGTTACCGGTGCGGCAGATATGGAAATGGAAATGTTCTACAAAACTGTAGCATCCATTCCGAATCGTTTTAATAACGGAAAACTCCGCTGGCTGATGAGCCCGACCAGAGCACAGCAGTGGGAATTATTCCTGCTGAATAAGGTTATCAATCAGGGTGGTGTTGTGCCGGAAGCACTGTACAAGTCACCGGTTGCCATTCCGTCCATGCAGGTCCCGAATCTTGCGGATGATATCGTTATCCTGTGTGAACCGCAGAATATCATCAATGTAAATACATATGCTGTGAAAATCCGTAAGGATGCGGCATCTAAGGAAGCTATCATGAAGGACAAACGTTTCTACGTTGTTCATTTTGATTTTGATGCACTGATTGAGGAATTGGATGCAACAGCAATCATCAAAGGTCTTCCGGCGTATGATTTCGAGGCTGCAGGAGTGTAATTTAAGGAGGTATAAGCTGTGTATCGTTTAAAACTGGTTAAAGGAAAAACATACTGGGGGGCTGGCGTAAAAGCCAGCCAGGAAAAACCTTATGTAGAGGTGGAAACAAAAGAACAGGCCGAACGTCTTGTGAAATCAGGGCATTTTATGCTGGAAGTTTTTGAAAAAGAAACTAACAAAGAGGAAAATGCCGCTGAAAACGATGAAGAGCTTTCCTTCCCAGAAGACGAAGTGGAGGAAGAGAACACCGGAAATTCCATTCTCGCAGAATTGCAGACAAAGAAGAAAGATGAACTGGTACAGTATGCTGCTGATTGCGGCATTGATATCGTTGGATGCAAAACAAAAGATGATATCATTTCCAAAATCGTAGAAGCACTGGCAAGAGCTGCGGTTGCCCGTGATGCTATCCGTGGCGAAGAATAGGGAGGACTGACGATATGGCAGTACCAAGACCGTGGATAACTCCAGAGGAACTGAAAGCTTATTCCGAATTGAAAGAGGTTCAGGAGCGGAAAGACGATAAGCTGAAATTCGACATTTCCAGAGCGGAAATGAAGATTATCAGCATTACAAATAATCGTTTCGATGGCGAAGAGTTTACGGAGTTGCCGGAACCGGTAAAGATGGCCACCATACTTGTTGCGGAAGCGTATGCGAAAAATGCCGTGGAGGCAGGAAAGAAAAAAATCAAGAGTGAAACATTTGATGATTATTCTTATACTGCCGAATCAGGTCTGATAGAGATTGAAAGCCTCGACCTTGCCGGGCTGCTTGATGATTATATTATCGAGAAGGGGTCTGGAAAGATTGTCATGAAACTTCGCAAACTGTAGGAGGGGGAAGGGAATGTTTGAAGATTTTTTAAACCACACCTGCAATATCTATCATCTTTCGGATGAACAGGTGAATGTAGGTTACGGAGTCAAGGCGACATCTGTTAAAAAACCACAACAGGAACCTGCGGAAAAAAATGTGAAGTGTCATTTTCATATTCGGACGAATAGCGGAATGAGGGTTTCGCAAAAGGAACCATATTCTGTTTTGACTGGGGAAGGGAAACTTACATTGCCGTCTGGTACAGATATCAGGTTGAATGATATGGTCGAGGATTGCCGTAATGGTGTGAAATACCGTGCAGGATTGCCGAAGGAAATACATGGAGGACATCATATTATCGTTGATATCTTGCGCACTGATGGAATGGAGGCGGCATTATGATTGATACCAGCCAACTGGATAACTTTGCAAGGTCCATTGATGCAGCTATTGCGGATCTTCCGCAGTATACCAGAAAATTTCTGGAGGAGATGGGGGAAGAGTTTCTCGATCTGGTTCAGATGGCCATTGAGGATGCCGGAAATATTGATACTGGAAAGCTTCTTGGAGCCTTTGAAAAGGGTGGTGCCGGAAACATATGGACTATGAGTGCAGGAGGCATGAGCTTGACAATCGGGACAAATGTCGAATACGCCAGATGGGTAAATGATGGACACAGGCAGACGCCGGGCAGGTTTGTTCCTGGATATTGGCAGGGAAACCATTTTGTATATAGTCCGGGAGCAAAAACAGGAATGGTCTTAAAAGCATCCTTTGTGCAGGGGTCGCATTATTTTGATAAAGCAATACAGGCTTTTGAAGGGATATTCCCAGAATATGCCCAGAGATCATTCCGGCAGTTTTTCGCGCGTTATTTTTGATGGAGGTAAAAATGCATGGATATCACATTAGAGCAGGGCCTTGCGTCTGCTATACGTTATATACAGGATAATACCGCAGAGGGGACGGAGTATTACTTCGGTGAAATACCGGAGGACTACAAAGTTCCCTCTATTTATTTCCAGCCACCATACACGACAGGTGACAAAGCGACATTGAGGAGTTATCGCACCAGGGCGACGCTGAATGTGTGGTTCATGAATGCGCAGACATGGGACGCACAGAAACTGGCGCATGACATGATGGAACGCATCATGCTTGATGATTGCATATTCCATATTGTGAATGTTGAGGGCGAAAAGCTGGAAAGAGGTTTGAGGGTGACTGAACCGGAGACGAGGAAGATTGAAAACGGAATAGTGCAGTTGGCTTTTTCGTTTGATGCATATTTCCATCCTGAAAAAGACGCACCTAAGATACAGAAATTTTATACGGAAATGCAAAGAAAGAAATAGCGAGGAGGTATGTGAGATGTCTAAGAAAACGGCAACAGAAGAGATTGCGGAAAAGGTTGTTGATAATGCGGAGAACGCAGCATCAGAACCGAAGTATACAGTCCAGAAGTTACGTGAAAATAGCATCAAGTTATTCAATGTGTCGCAGAGCACTTTTGATGGGGCGATGCACGGGCACAAAGAAACTGAGTACACGATTAATGAAGTTAAGGCCATTCTTGATACATGGCTTTACGGAAAGAGAGGTAAAAAATAATGGCAGGAGGAACATTCAAATTATCACAGCCTAAGACCAGACCTGGTACATATGCAAATGTGAGAAACGGCAGACAGCCGGCAGTATCCGGTTCCACCAGAGGTGTTGCCACAATTCCGCTGATTGGATACGACTGGGGTCCAAGAGGGGAATGGATTGTCGTATCTGTTGAATCTCCAGATGCACATGTTGCTGAATTTGGTCGTAGTGTTTATGATATTACGAATTCTGCAATGAGGATGTTACAGCTTATGCTTATCGGCGCAAGTACAGTTTATGTATATATTCCGGATGGAGGAGCCAAAGCATCCAAAGATGTGGTGATGGGAGAAGTCACCATGAAAGTTACAGCGAAATATAAAGGCAGTCTCGGAAATACAATCAAATTAGTGTCCGTGGCAAATCCTGTAGGAGGATTCGACGTATCTGTTCGAATCAATGGTTCCGAAGTAGAAGTATTTGAAGGTGTAGCAAAAATTGAAGATATCATTGGAAAATCTGCATATGTAGATATTTCCGGATCCGGCGTTTTGGCGGCATTTGCATCACAGAGTCTTGAAAATGGAAATGATGAAGCGGAAGGAAACGCAGGCGCGAGTGAATATCTTGATAAGTCAGAGAAAATCCGTTTCAATACCATGTGCTTCCCGACAGATGATGAAGCATTGAAAACGGCTGTGCTTACAAAGATTAAATATATTCGTGAAAGTATTGGCTGGAAATGTCAGGCTGTCGTACCTGATTTTGATGCAGATTATGAAGGAATTATCAATCTGGTCAATTCATTTGTGTATGGAGATGTACAGCTTACTACCGCAGAAGCGTGTGCGTGGGTAGCTGGTATGCGTGCTGGTGCAGATTACGTTACTACGCTTACATATGCCAGAGTCACAGGCGCAACGTCTGTGGTAGGAGAGCTGAATAATGAGGCGTCCATTGCGGCTATTAAAGAAGGAAAGACCTTCTTCACTGTGGATGAAACTGGAAATGTTATTCTGGAATATGATATCAACAGTCGTGTGAGCATTGATGATGATACTCCGCAGGATATCAACAAGAACAGACCACTTAGCGTATATGATACGTTTATGAATGATCTGCTCATTACTTTTATCCCTGGTAAGTTTGACAATAACGAAGACGGTTGGGATGTTATTGAAGGACTTGGACGTGCTATGCTCCAGAATTATGAAGATGATGGAGCAATCAAGAATGTAGACCTCGAAGCGGATTTTGTTGTTGACCGCGGGAAATCAGTTGGTGATAGCATTTATATCACAGTAGGTTTGCAGGCTGTAGATAGTGCGGACAAGTTCTATTTTGATGTGATTGCACGATAAGGAAGGAGGACTAAGACATGGCGAACGATAAGAGAGTGAACAGCTCACCTATTTCTGCCAGAGAAGGCAGGGTTTACATTAATGGCGTATTGGTTGCTGATTCATGTAAATTCAAGGTTATCTTCAAACCGGAAGTGTGGGAAGGTAAACAGCTTTCCGAACACGGAACAAACCGCCGCTGGATTGGATACGATATCGAAGTCCAGATTGAAGAATGGAGAACAACCGACCGTTACATCGGTATGGTAAATGAGTATCTTAAGACTGGAAAGACACCTGAAATGACAGTTCAGGGTATTCAGAACGATAAGAATTCTGATTATTACGCAGCAAATAAAAAAGGTGTTAAAGTCACATGTCAGGGATGTGTGCCGAAAGGTGATATCAACCTTATTGACCTTGATACTGCCGGTGACGTGGTGAAAGAATCCATCACCATGGGTGCTAAGAAGATTGCGTAAGGGCGAGAAAATATGAAAGAGCAAGGAGGGGCAGGAAGTCCCTCCTTTATTACATTTTATAAAAAATTGGAGGACAGAACATATGGCAATCAATATGAAAATGTTCATGAAAGCAGAACTGAAAGAACGTGGAACAATGGAATTTCCGGGAATTAAAAAATTCTTAGACGAAAAAGGAGAACCGATTCCGTTTATCATCAAACAGTTATCTATGGCTGAGCAGAAGGAAATCCGTAACAGACATAAAAAAAGAGAGGTTTTCCGTGATAATAAAAACGGCGGAAGACCGGTAATCGGTTCCAATGGACAGGTGGCAGTTCTGGAAAGCTACGACAGTGATTCCGCTGGCTTTGAAATCATGGTCGAGGCGTTTGTTCAGCCTAAGCTGGATGACCCTGAACTTATGGAATTTTATGGAGTCGTAGACCGTTTGGAGATGCCGCAGACAATCTTTGCCAGCAGGGAGGATTATCAGTACGCAGAAAAATGTCTCATGGAGGCATGCGGTCTGGTTGCTCCGAAAAAAGATGATGAAGTTGTGGATGAATTAAAAAACTGATGTCCGGGGAGTGTGAGGAGGACAGTCCGGAGGCGAAAAATTATTCCAATGAATGGATGTGGGGGCATATCCTGTGGCAGAAAAGAGGGCTACGGATGGAAGAATTTGCAGAGATGCCGAGAAATGTCCAACTCGCATATATAGCCTCGGAACAGTTAGCATCTGAACATCCACTGAAATCAACTGATAGGTTGGCAAAAGTTTACATTAAAAAGAAATAGTAAAGGGGGCGAGGATTTGAGCAATATCTCTTTGACGATGAATATAAACGAGAACGTCAGCAAACAGATGAAGCAGGTTACGAATGAGGCTCGGAATGCATCTACCGCAGTAACAAACGCTGGAAAAGAGATAGAAAAGGCATTCAATTCCAAAGGTCCGGAAACTTTTGCGAGCAAAGTTGGAGATGCTCTCGATGATGTTATTGGAAGTGCTGAAAGTCTTGGGGATGCCCTGGATGATGCATTTAATGATTCTGGGAGTACGGATGAATTTAAAGGAAATGTAGACGGCGCAGGACAGGCCATGGAAAGTGCGAGCGGCAAGGCGATAAACCTTACCGGCGCATTGAAAGGCCTGTTTGCCGCCGTATCAGCCGCTACCATAATCCATGCAGTGGGAGATTTTGCGTCCGATGCGGTTGATCTTGGGAAAGATTATACATCTATGATGTCAGAAGTTGCGGCGATATCTGGAGCGACAGCAACGGAAATCGAACAGTTGGAAACAACTGCCAGAGAGTATGGGGCGACAACTATATTCTCAGCGACCGATGCGGCAGAGGCATTAAAATACATGTCTTTGGCAGGGTGGGATGCCCAGCAATCATCGGATGCCCTTGGTGGTGTTCTCGATTTGGCGGCAGCGTCCGGTATGGAGCTTGGACAGGCATCGGATATGGTGACCGATTATCTGTCAGCGTTTAGTATGAAGGCGAGTGATGCGGCATATTTTGCTGATATGCTGGCATATGCACAATCACACAGCAACACTACTGCGGAGCAGTTGGGGGAAGCATACCAGAACAGTGCAGCCAACCTGAATGCAGCCGGGCAGGATATTGAAACAACTACATCTATGTTGGAAGCTATGGCAAATCAGGGTTATAAAGGCGCACAGGCTGGTACATCCCTTGCTGCCATCATGCGTGATATCACGAACGAGATGGATGCAGGAGCTATCAAGATTGGTGATACATCCATTGCAGTCCAGGATTCCGCAGGAAATTTCAGAGATCTTACAGATATTTTGACAGAAGTAGAGGCGGCAACATCCAGTATGGGAGATGCTGAGAGAGCGACAGCGTTATCCAGCACGTTTACAGCTGATTCCATTAAGGGTGTCAACATGATACTCAATGAAGGAATGGATGCTGTATCAGGATATGAAGATGCGCTTCGCAATGCAGGTGGAGCGGCTTCAGATATGTCAGATATCATGAACGATAATCTCTCCGGAGATATCGCAAATATGGACAGCGCATTTGAGGAAATGAAACTCCAGGTATTTGAAAATATGGAGGAGCCATTGAGGGATGCGACGCAATATATCACGAATGATATTATCCCAGCCCTGACAGATTGGATACCGTCAGCATTTGGAAGTATGGCCGATGGGCTCACGAAAGTGGGGAAGGCAATAGAACCTGTTTTTAAGACCGTGCTTAAGAACCCAGAAGCGGTAGGAACGGCTCTTGCATCCGTAGCCGGAGGATTTGTAGCTTTAAAAGCTGTGAACGCAGCCAGCGGTCTTACCGAAGCTATAACAGGTATAGATAGCCTTGGGGGATTGCTCACAAAGCTATCAGGAACAATGTTGACAAGTCCGTGGGCATTAGGTGCGGCAGGAGTAACAGCGGCAGTGATCGCCGTTGGTTCCGCTGTAGAAAGATATAATTCTTTGCAGATTGAAACGAGCCTCGGAGAACGGTTCGGAGAAGTGACTTTGAGCGATTCTCAGATTGAAGAGATGGCAAGCAAGGTACTGAATGCAGAATGGCTTGTAAATGTGACAACTGCTCTCGGAGATTTTGATGATGCAGATGCGGCGCATACAGATGCAGAAGCAGCGTTGGAAGATAATGATGCTTTGGAATGGAAAGCTAAAGTCGGAATCAGTTTGACTGAGGATGAAACGAGTACCTATAAAACAAATATCGAAACGTTTGCCACGAATATTGAAAAAGCCTTAACAGAAAGAACCCTTGCGGCTCAGATGTTGGTGGAAACATTCGACATCAAGACTGCGGAAGGAACAAGTCTTGGGGCTGAGATTGAAGCGTGGGCGAAAGCAGATTTGCAGGAGATGTCTTATCTGTCGGAAGGTCTGAAAAATCTCGTGGAGAATGCGTTGGAAGACGGTATTATATCCGTTGATGAACAGGCGGCCATTGACCAGTTGCAGACAAAAATCAGTAATATCATGACCGGTTGGAAAGCCGCAGAAGCACAGGCTGAAATGGATATGCTGACACAGAAATATGGTCGTTTGTCCGGAGCGGATCTGGAAAGTGGTTCATTCACAAGCCTTGTAACAGAACTTGGTGAACAGAGGGAAACAGCAGCCGAAGCACTCTACGAGAGTGAAAAGCAGGTATATGCAACCCTGAATTCGTTGAATCAGATGAATGAGGAAGGGATTCAGCGAATATCTGATTCTGATTTGGAATTCTATAAAGAACAGGTGGCACAGGCGGCACGAAATGCCGAAACCGCAATGCTGATGAACAGCGTACTCTTTGAAAAGAATACCTTGGAAGATGCATACGGCGATGTGCTTACTGGAAATTATCAGAATATCCAGACTGGTGCACAGGACAGTGTTAATTCGCTGAACCAGCTTTACACACATTACAAGAACGGGGCTGCATCTATGGAGAACCTGTTTGATAGTATGACAACCAGTGTGTATGATTCAATGGCCGGTAATGGAAGAGGTCTGTTTGGATGGGTAACGGATGCTGATCAGGCGGCGCTTTCGGATATATACGAAGTAATGAAACCGGACATGGATGCCATGAAAGAAGTGATCGGCGAGTATAAAGAAGTCGGTCAGGCAGTTCCGGAAGAAATTATGTCGCAGTTCAACGAAGCCATGATGATTGGCGCGGCTGCCGGTGATTATGATGCGGCATGGCACGTATTTGCAAATCAGTTGGTGGAATCCGGAAATACTGCAATGCTGGAAGGTATCATGAATGAAGAGATATCTGCACCGCAGGAACTGAGAGATGCGCTGGAAATCGCACTGGCAGAAACTACGGACGAACCGGTTTCGCTTGAAGGATTAAGGACGGACATTGAAAACGTTGAAGTAAATGAAGACCATGTAAACGAATTGCTTGCAAAAGCATTTGAAGGTCTGGAAGCTACCGGTGAAACGAAAACTATCAATGGTGAATTGGTGGCTGAGTATGAAGTGACTGCAGGGCAGACAATGAGTGAGATTGCATCAAATGTTGGAATTGCCCTGGATGAACTGATTGCGGCTAATCCACAGATAGAGAATCCGAATCTGATTTATGTTGGCCAGAAAATCAATATTCCTGCAAGTGCTGTGGAAGTGGATGCGAGTGAAGTTGGAACAGCGGTGGCAGAGCAGACGCAGGCGGCTGTAGAAGATACTACAGCAGGCGAAACATCAGCATCGGTTGATGTCACAACAAACATGACGGTATCCGCAGGAGAAACAGACGTCACAGCCGTTGAAGAAGCAACACAGACGGCTCTCGATAGCGTGGAAGATTATGAAACGACAGCAGGGGCAGACATCACAGCCGAGAAGACCGGCGATAACATAGATGAAGTTCACAGTCAGTTCGAAAGTGAATTGCAGGGGGCGTTTAATACGACAACACCTGTTAAAACATACGCATCCATCTGGGTGGATTACCAGCTTGCGAATCCATCAGCCACCATCAATTTCGGTGGCGGAGGCACCGGAAGTACATCTGTTACAGCATCAGTAGTTGGCCATGCTGCCGGTGGTTACTTTGATTCGCCGCATTTGGCATGGATTGCAGAGGGCGGATCCGGAGAATATGTTATTCCAATGGATGGTTCAGAGAGGTCGAAAGAAATGTGGTCTGATGCCGGACGTATGCTGGGCGTGATGGGGGATGATGAACCTATTTCAGTAGCACCAAACATGAGTAGAGCTTCCGGCAGTACTGAAAGCAGTAGCGGAGCTTCGCACAGGACCATTGACATCAATATTAACGGTAGCGGAAAGATATCTGCAGGCGGAGGTGTAACAAAAGCAGAGGTTGTGGAAATCCTGATGCAGCGTGCGCGAGACGTCATAGTCAGCATTGTAGAACAAGAGGCTTTGGTCGGAGGTGATATGGCATATGAGTACTAACCCAACAAAATATCGGATGTATTTCAATTACGATAATGACAAAAAAGTTTATGTCGTTCCGGTTCTTCCGGAAAAGATTGAGGTTACGAGCAATGGCCAGACCACATCCATAGATATTGATAAATTTGGCGAGATATTGCACAAGGGGAAAAGAGATGCTCTCAGCATTTCATTTTCCTCTTTTTTTCCTGCGATATATAGCCAGAATTACTGTTCTTGTACAAAAAGCGAATTCAAAAATCCGAAGAAGTGGCATGATTGGATGTTGTCTTTGCAAAATGCTGAAAATCCGTGCCATTTTGTTTTGGAGGGGTCACCGTTTGCGCTGAATATGTATGCGGATATAGTTTCATATTCTGGAATTGAAGCGGGCGGAGACGTGGGGACTATCAGTTATTCCGTAGAATTGAAGGAACATAGAAAACCGACAGTCAGCACGTATAAAAAGACCACATCAAAAACGACAAAGAAAACAACCACGAAAGTCACGACATCCGGAAAGCGGAGCAGTAACAAGGAAAAGGATAAAACGTACACTGTGAAAACTGGAGATTATCTACAGAAGATATCAAAGAAGTTTTACGGGACTGTGAATAAGGCTGACAAAATATATAAGGCCAACAAAAGTGTTATTGAAAAAGCGGCAAAAAAGCACGGTCGCAGTTCATCGAATAACGGATGGTGGATTTATCCAGGAACAAAATTGACGATACCGGCATAGGAGGTGGGCTGTGAATAATTTAAAATTATTGATTGGCCGAGATAACACCTTTAGAAATTGCACGGAATTGATCTTGAAAGCCAGTGTCACAGGCAGGAGAGGAGATGCACCGAGAACGTTTAGTGTAACCCTTTCCGATTCTGAGGGGCATGATAGGATTGATGCAAATTGTGAAGAAGGTTTGTCGGTATTGTTTTACGTGGACGGAAATGAAGAATTTCGAGGACTGTTAATGACGGATGGCGGCGGAAGTTCCAGGAAGCTGTCTTTGAAAGCCTATGATGATTGTATTTATTTGTGCAAGAACAAAGGCAGTTTTTCGTATAAGAAGAAAACAGCAACGTATATTTTTAAGGACTGCCTGAAAAAGTTAGGTTTGAAACTCGGCTCAGCAGTTGATACAAAACATGTTATTGGTGAACTGATAAAAAAGAATACTACGTACTGGGATGTGATTCAGGACGCATTGAGCCAGACGTACAAATCAACCGGTATCCGGTATTATGTGTATGCCTCCAAGGGAAAGGTGTATCTCAAAAAAAGACAGGAACAGGACGAGATGCCAATATTGAAGCTTGGTTCCAATATCCAGACTTACGACAGGAGCAGGTCTATTTATAACATCCAGACCAGGGTGACGCTGACTACATCTAAAGGGAAAACCAAAGGAAGCTATATAAATAGTGACCTTGAAAAAAAGATTGGTAAATTTGCTGATATTGAGAATGTGGACGAGGATATCACACAGACAGAAATCAATCAGAGAATAAATGTCTTCAAAATGGAAACGAGCATTTCTGAAAAAGAATTGAAGGTAAAAGGGACTGGCGACATGAGATGCGTTGCCGGTTCTTGTGTTTATGTGAATATTTCCACTGAGGGGGTAAAGCGGATCATGTTCATAGAAGAGGATACTCATACGTTTGAAAAAAACCATCATACGATGGAATTGAAACTCAGTTATGAAAAGACGGCAACCTCCACGACTGGCTCTAAAAAGAATACGACAACATATGTTGTTACTGCCAATGGTGGTCTCAATCTCAGGAAGAAACCAAATTCTACGATTATTCTTGCCATGCCTAAAGGCTCAGAAGTTATATCTGATGGAAAGAAGGATGGAAACTGGCTGCATGTGCAATACAACGGTACATGGGGGTATGCACATACTTCGTGGCTGAAAAGCAAATAAAATGGGAGGTGCAGAAAGTGCCCAAAAATATTACAGAAATATTCCGGGAGATTGCTGAAAAATCAATGCCGAATATTGTTTCTGGCATTGTGATTGAAGAAAATCCTATCAGGGTGATGCTTGCGGATGATAACAATATTCGATTGTCTTCCCAGTCGCTGATAGTGCCATCTGATAAAGCGCCTCTCAAACAGGGAGAAGAAATTTATATGCTGGCTGTAAATCAGAACAAGATTTATTACGTCTTAGATAGGGTGTGAAAGTATGGACGAAGATGAAATTATCGTTAATCCATTTGAAGACGAGGGATTAGACGAAACGGAAGTGACCTACCGTACATATCGCATGGATTTTGAAAACAAACGCATTATTGGCATGGCTGATGGAATGGACGCCTCGGCACAGGCCATGTTTAAGGCGTTGCAGACAAGAAGGTTTGCTTATCTGATTTATGACGACCAGTACGGTAGTGATATTTATAACAAAATTGGCAATGTTAACCTGAGTAGTGCATATCTGGACACTGACATACCTGTGATGGTGGAAGATACGTTTCTGAATGATGATTCTATACTCGGTATAGGTGACTTGTCATATGAGATTATAGACGGTGATGCCGTAAATATTAGGTTTTCAGCATTTACTATCTTCGGGGATGCTGATTTCGAGGGGGTGATTACCGATGGCTAAAATTACAGAAGAACAACTGGTGGCATACAAAGAGGCATTATCAGCAATGAGACAGGCTGCACCATTGGAATCAAATGCTATATATCCTGTTGTGAATATCGAAGATCTTTCGATGGATGATATCACAGAAGATTTCATGATTGAGCATTTCTATGCAATGGGGACAGCACTTGGTGTAGATACCAGACAGGGGAGTATTTACTGGGACGCAAGTATGGGGAGTATCCTCAGAAGCAGCTTTTTCTTTGAAATACTCAAACAGGTAAGGGATATCCTTTCGTTGTGGACGTGCACCGGTGAAGTGCTTGATGAGAAATTGCATGAAAGAGGATTATCGCGAAATCCATCTGTCGCATCTTCTGCAATATATGCAGTATCATTTGTCGGAGAAGTCCCAGATCTGGATTCGGTCATGTCGTGCGGAGACCTGCTTTTTTCATTGCAGGAAATTGATGGACAGTATGTGATCGTATCGGAAGACACTGGGACAGAAATGAATGAACTGGCTCCTGGTATGGAGGTTATACCGGAAATAGATGTTGACGGGTTGATAAGTGCGACGCTTGGAGAGTTGATTGTACCGGCTGTCGATATCGAAGATGATGATTCTGCGAGAGAACGTCTTATAAATAAGATTTCTGGTCCGGACGAAAATGGAAACCAGTCTCAGATTCAGACATGGTGCGAGTCTGTTGAAGGTGTAGGGCGTGCCCGCATTATTCCGCTTTGGAATGGTGATAATACAGTTCTTGCAATTATCATAGATAAAGCCGGGCAGGTTCCGGTTGATACTGTGGTTAAAGCGGTGCAGGATTACGTGGACCCAGAAGCGTCGGGACAAGGCGAAGGCGCCGCAACAATTGGGCAGTTTGTTACTGTAGTCGCGGCAGAAGCAGTGAAAATTGATGTCTCGGTATCGGTGATCAAAATGAGTGATGCCACATACGCAGGTATCCAGGAACAGTTTGAGGAATTACTGGAAAACTATTTCAAGGAAATGGCATTGGAAACATATTCAGAAGGAATGGCAATCCGGTATGGACGAGCTGTATCTTTGCTGGAACAGGTGGATGGCATAACTGATTATGACGGTCTTACATTGAATGGAGGGACAGAAAACATTACCTTTTCCATCCGACAGGTTCCTGTGCTTGGGGAGGTGACGGTCGATGGAAATATTTAATATCGGTGAAAATGCTGGCTATGATGAGATTGTTTCCATGGGTCCGAAATGGTGGACGGAATACCGTGAGATGGATGCGGTCTACAGATACCAGGGGTGGCTGTCGGATTTGGAAATCCATTTCATAAACCGTCTCATTAAAAACCAGTTTCCGGGAGAAGCCGATGAAGAAACGGTGAAAAAATTTGAACGGATGTTTAAATTTGAGCCGGAAGCGGATGAAACACTGGATGAAAGACGAAGGGTGGTGTCGGCGTATTATTCCGGAACCGGAAAATTATCTTTCAGTACAATCAGGTCAATTGTACGTTCGTACACAGGTAGCGAATGCGATATCTGGTGGGATGGGTGTGAATTGAATCTCCGTATTTATTGTGAGGATGAGGTATCGTTTTCGAACCGGAGAGTATACCGCATTATTGAAAGACGATTTCCAGCGCATCTGGTTTTCTGGATAAGAAATGTACTTTGCACATTTGAACTTAATGAAACAATGGAAGTGCCGAAAATTACATACAGAAGCGATTTTGTGTGGTGGAATGGAGCACTGGACGGAAAATATAACCTTGACGGTTCCGTACAGTTGCGTGCTGAGTTTCCGCCATTTTTTGTGTATAAATTACCATTTTACATGAAAAACGAGCTTAAAATCCAGAATACGGCTTTCGGAGCAAGGATGTATATTCAGAACGATTTTTCCTCTGAGATTAGCGGAGGCTTCAGGGTGCTTTTGAACTGGTGGGAAGAGCTACAGACACTGGATGGAAGCGAATTGCTGAATGGTGGTTATTTCCTTGACCAGAAAACACCACCTGATTGGAACACGCAGATACATCGGATGGAAGTGGAAACGCAGGAAGATTTCACGGCATGCATGTATATACCAAGCAGGGCGAAAATATTCGATGGCTCTATTGTGCTTGATGGAACGATAAATCTTAACTCAGGAAGGGAGGAACTGTAATGGCAGGAACGACCGTTACAACCAAAGCAAAAAAGAAGATGCTTGAAGCGAGGGCAGGTATTGCAGCACTGCCTAAAATTGTGGGAATGGCATTTGGTACCGGAGGGGTGGATACGTCCGGTAATATTGTTGCACATTCTGCAGATCAGAATAAATTACACAAAGAAGTGCTGAGAAAGGCCATTGACGGGTATGAAGTGATTTCGGACACGAAAATCCGTTATCGTTGCACTCTTGGAGTGAATGAACTGGCAGACACATATATCTCGGAAGTGGGTCTGTATGATGCACAGGGGGATATGGTGGCCATGAAAGCATTTCTAAAAAAAGGAAAAGACGCTGACATGGAAGCTATTTTCGAATGTGATGATACGTTCTAAGGAGGAAAAGGAAGATGGCATATTTTGATGTGAGTAATGCGGCTTTCAATGAAAAACTGAGAATGCTGGAAGTTACGGATCCGGTTCATGCAGATGTTTTTAACAACGTTTTTAAACAGCTTATTAAAAATGATGTTGCGTTGAAAGAAGCAACAACAAATTTTGCAGGCAGTAAGAATGAACAGGCGTTGTTCTTGCTCAACCTGCATAAGGACGGCAAAAAGTACGGCGTACATTTTGATGATTTCGATATCACACCGGCATCCACCGGTACACGATTATATGATGCAGTAGGGCTGACAGCAGCACCGTCCACGAATACAGTTCGCGCGGTAAATGATTTTGACGGAAGAGGTTGCTTCGCATATCTGGAAGTTAATGGATACGTGGATGCAGATGGAGAATTCCAGGTTGAATACATCAAGGATATTGATAACGAATTTTCCAGGACAGAAAAAGATACCTGGTGCCTGTATCTGACGCAGTATGTGTATCGTACATATACGGACAGCGGAGAAGATACAGTTATTTCCGACACAAGACACTCTGACGAATGGTTCCCGGAAGGGGCGGCAATCAGAACGGACAAGACTATCAGACCATTTGTGCCGGTGGCGAAATATATGTCAGGTGATAATGCCGAAGGAGTGGCATCATCCATTAGTGGCGTGAATCCGAAAAATTACAGTTTCCAGAGTTCCCTAACAAAGTTCCGGGCAAAAGGTTCGCAGTACTGTGCAGAAACTTCGCAGGATTCCGAGAGAATGACACGTCTTATGGAGATTGCCTTTGCAACCAGACACAGCCAGTCTGTTATGGCAGGATGTAATTATTACTGGTTCCAGTATGCTGCGGCAGTTCAGGAAGATGATGTTGAACGAATTATCATCACAAAATCACAGGCTAAAAACCTTGTTGTCGGTTCAACGGTATCCATTGGAAATCCGACCGCATTAAAGGATGGAGCACCTAACCTTGATAGAGGTCAGTCTGGAATGCACGCAAAGGCAAATAAAGTTCGCATCACCAAGATTGAGGATTATGATGCTTCGTATTCGGCGGTGTATGTGGATAATGGAGGGGTGGCGTTCTCCACTGCCACAAACGCCATTGATGGAGTATCAGCACCGACATATATCTCAACAATGCCATGGGGAACTGGTGGGTGCGACAATGTACTTGGTTCCTGTGGATCACCGACAAGTAATACAAGCGGATATGAACCGTATCTCCTGTTTGGTGTGGAGATGTCAACCGGCTTCTGGGAACCGAAAGGAAATACTGTCATGAAGATTTCTGGCGGTATCATGACACCATATATTTGTTATGATTGTACGCTCATGACAACGGCAGGAGCTACCACGGATGATTGGGAAGCATTAGGTTACAATATTCCGAATAACGGTGGAAATTGGAAATATATCAGCCGCCTCGGATATGATGCTGACCATCCGGAAGTCAGATATCCTATTGAGGTTAACGCAACGTCAACCACTGGTTACGCCGATGGCTTATATACGGAGGACATCGAAGCTGCCAGTGACGGGCAGCGAGAGGTTCTTGGCTTCGGCTCCCTGGGCGACGGGACGCTTGTTGGGCGTCGCTTGGCTAACCTGGGCCACGGTCTGTCGGCCTCGTACTGGCACTTTGCCGCGCGAATTTCTGCGTCTGGAAGATGCGGACGCAAGGGAGCATAATGGGGGTGAATGGTCGGCAGACCAGAGGGGAACTCCCCTTAATATCTTGATGATAAAGAAATGTAACTCGTAAAACACTATTTCAAAATTATAAGGACTCATGGCACAGTGGCCTCCGTTCTTGGCTTCGGCAACCTGAACAACGGGACGCATGTTGGGCGTCGCAATGCTAACCTGAACAACGGTCTGTCGAACTCGAACTGGAACTATGCCGCGCGAATTTCTGCAAATATTGATGTGTCATGTTTCGTTCCCTTGAAGGGAACCGCATATGCGCTTGGGCGGAATGCCCGAAATAGACGAACCAGCACCGGGCAAAACCGGCACTTGTGACGGAAGTGGGCGCAGGTGGGGACTAGTAGTAAACCCGAACGTCCTTGAAGCAGAAAGAAAGAGGAACAGTGAAAACATATTGCAAACATCTGGTGGTATCAGATATTGAAAAAATCTACAGTGCCATCACAGAGTATATGCATGATAAATACCGAAAAAACAGTTCAATCCGGTTTTATTCATGCTATTCAGGGAAGACCAGGGAATACATAAAAGAATATTTGAAGCCTGATAATCGCCCTTTGAGCAATGAGGAAAAGAGCGGATATCGAGACGAGATGAATCCTTGCCCGGATGAAGAATTCTGGAGAAAAGTGAATTTGAAGCTTGCTACCGATATGGCTGAAAATATAAAGAATAGAACCGTGAAAGAACATTTGCACCAATGCTGTTATGGTTTGCCGTTAATAAGATATACAAAAATCAACGATCCTGGGAGTGGGAAAGAAAGAATACTGGGACTTGAAACAGTATTATTCCGCCTGTATGAAGCTGTTGCGGAAAAGGCTGCAGACCCGATGTTCAATGCAAAGATTGGAGTATATCAAGTAGCATCAATAAAAGGCAGAGGGCAAAATTACGGCAAAAAAGCAGTGAAGCGTTGGCTCGCAACGGATGTTGAGGGGACAAAATATAATGTTAAAGCAGATGTGCGACAGTGTTATCCGTCCATTCAGCATACCAGATTACGAGAATTGTTACATCGTGATCTAAGGAAAAGTGAGGAACTGCTTTATTTGTTTGATACATTTCTTGATATGTACGAAGAATGGCCAAACCCTGAAAATAAAAATCCGAAAAAAGGAATTTTGATAGGTTCTCCGGTTTCGAAAGATTTATGTAATTACTTCCTCTCGTATGCGTATCATTACGCAAGTGAAAAACTGGTAAAAAAGGTGCAGAGACGTGGGAAAGAAAAAGAGATGCGTCTTGTGCGACATTTGATATTCTACATGGATGATATTGTCATGTATGTGCAGAGCAAGAAAGATGCGCATATTGCGATTAAAATGTTGATGGAATATTTTGAAAGATTTCTTGAACTGGAATTAAAGGAAAACTGGATTGTTACCAAAACCATGTATGAGGATAAATGCAAAAAAATGCATGGATGCTTACTGGATTATATGGGCATCCGGTTTCATAGTGGAAAGGTGATACTTAGGGAATATTACGGGAAAGTAGTAAAAGTTCGTAAGGCGTGGACTACAATACGGAAAAGGATATTCCTTGCAGCCAGGCAGAAAATGAGCAAATTTATAAAGTTGATAAAGCACAAAACGCAGGTCAGCTTAAAATTTGTGAGAGGTATCGCATCCCAATATGGATGGTTTAAGAACACCAATATGTCAAAATATCGTGAAAAACATAAAATTGATAATATCATGAGAATTGCCCGAAGGATTGTCAGTGATTATGACAAGGGCAAAGGATATGATGCAAAAAAATATTACAAGATGTGGAGGCGGTTATATGCATAGAGTAAATAGTCCTGTAATGATGGAAAAGGTGATATATAAAATCAAACCGGATGGCATAGCAGATGTGTGGCTCCGGAACAATCAGGAAACAGTTCCTGCAACCGAAGAAATGCAGGAAGGTTATGAAGCGGATGAGGTATTTTGTAGAGTGAATTCGGCTGTGATTTCAGAAAATGAGATTGCGGCCGATTTTGATTTCTGGTTTTCCGTACTTAGTCAGATACCGGACCTGGATGCAAATGAACTTGGTATTGAAGCAAGAAGAGTGGCGAAGCTCACGGAAGTTTCTGCAATGTGCGAAGAAATAATCACTGCCGGCATTGATGTGGAGATTGATGGAGAAACACAGCATTTCAGTCTGACAGTACATGACCAGATCAACCTGTTTGGTAAACAGGCGCAGATTTCTGCAGGTGCAGAAAAATGCGAATACCATACTGATGGAAAACCGTGCGTATTTTACACGGCAGAGCAGATGAGTGTGATTATTGAAGCGGCAATGAAGCATGTTTCGGTACAGACAACCTATTGCAACAGCCTGAATGACTGGATTAAATCTTGTTCAAAAGCATCCGAGATTGAGGCTATCCAGTATGGTTCGGAAATTCCGGAAGAATATCAGTCAGAAGTGCTGAAAGAATATCTTGGAGGTGCTGAAGCATGAAAACGGTTATTCTTAAGCATTCCTTCCTGTTCGTAGTGGGAGGATTTATATACTGCATGATTG